CCAACAGTTGCAGTAACAAACTGGTTAGTAGAGACTAGAAAAAACAATGAAAAAAGAGCGATCCAAGTACTGCGTCCGCAGTATGTGAATCAGCTCATTGATGATGCAAATGATATTTTAGAGTATCAGGAATCGTCTCAATTTACTGAAGACGGTGGCAAAATTGCCTTTAACGACCTGATCTAGACTAGTGCTTCTAGTTCTGCAACAGTGGTTGCAGCATCGATAGTGGAATAGGGAACAGCAGGATTATCCTTCAGAGACGGGGACTCGCCCTTCATCTCTGCTAAGGCTGTTGTCTCCTGATTTTCTGTTCTGATCTGAAGAAACTTGGTCTCCAGACTTTTCTTGCAAATTTCTTTCGCACTTGCAAGATCCACATCCACAGTCGAACTTGAGTGGTTGTATTTCCATGCGTTTCTAAATGTTGTAGATGGTAATTCAGTGTGAGGAATTACCGAGTATTCAGACGCAGGGACATCCTTCGCGATGATATCCTCATCAGAAAGGACGCACTGCTCAGAGGGCACGACGACATTGCAATAACCGTCTGCCCCATTATAAACAATTAATTGCCGAGTCATCAGGAGCTAGGAGTAGAAACTACGATGCTGGTTGCGTTAGGGAATAAGATGGTTACTTTATTTCTGGCATCTGTGTCATCAGCGGCGAAAACCTCCACCGATTGTGTCTCAGTGCCAGCACCCTCATTAAAGGTTGCCAAATAACGATTTGCTGTAAATGCCATAATTGGACAGCTAACTTGTACTGGATTATTTATCTACTATATAGTCGCCAATAACCAAACAATCAATATCCATACTGAGAAAAGATTGAACAGCATGATATGGTGACTCTACTATTGGTTCTCCATTATCATTGAATGATGTATTGACAACCACTGGAGGATCTAGAGTTGTTAGTAGTTCATGAAGTCTTGGATTCCACGACTTCCTGAGAGTTTGAATTCTACATGTGCCATCTGCATGTGTAATTGCAGGAATCAAATCACTCTTAACAGTTTGGGAGTAAAGCATATGAGGTGTGGAGAATCCCTCCTCAAAGTATTCATTAACACTTTCCTCAGGTATGATCCCAGCAAAGGGTCTCCAGGGTTCTCTATGTTTAACCCTCCTGTTCAAAACATCTTTGTTCTCTGCTTTAGATGGACTCATGAATATAGATCTAGAACCAAGAGCTCTTGGACCATGCTCAGATCTACCTTGGAACCAACCCACAATTAAATTATCTCTTATCCTTTGAGATACTTTTTCAATATCATATGGTTGATACTTTAGGTCAAATAAATCTAATATTTTTGTGATATCAGAATTAGTATATTGTTTACCCAGTAATGCTAGATTTGTGGGTGTAGATATACTCTCATTCTCTTCAAAACAACCCCAAATAGCAGCACCGAAGTGTATACCAGAATCATCTGGAAATGGAGGAATATGAATAGACCTGAACAAACCACTTTCTTTGATCTTGGTATTTGCCAAGATGTTTAAAAATGATCCACCAGCAAAACAAACATTTGGAGTCAAATGATACTTCCTTAGTTTTTTAAGAAGTTCAATTAAACCATCTTCAAAGTTTTTCTGAAGGATATATGCAGCATCTTCAACACTATCAACATCATCAAACCATACCGTATCAAAATTAATATAAGGAATAGAATGATCTGTTACCTTGTACAGTTGTTCATATTTTTCAGAATTTCCGTAAGCTGATAGACCCATTATCTTACCAGCGCAACCGACTTGAGTTGACCAATTATCTACACCTTTTCCAGTCTTCACAGCATATATTTGTGATGATGCAACAGAGTAGATTTGACCAAAACTATTATAGAATCCTTCAGGCATATTATAAAACCTGAAGATACCCTTCTCTTTGTTGAAGAATCCTATTGAATTATTCTCTACATGATCGACCATTTTTCTAAATGGATCGTTAATTATAGATCCACCACCGTCGAATGTTAGAAAACTTCCCTCATTAAAAGGAGAGGTAAAAACAGTAGATGCAGCATGACATAGATGATGACCAACCGATTTAATCTCAGCGTTTGGAAAAGATTTCCTTAGCATCCTGGTTACTGTACCATCTTCAGTTTGATGTAGATTTATCACATGACTCGTTGGTACATGATAAACTATATCCACATCATTTTTGGTAATATTACCAACAGAAAGACAATGGTCTATAGATTTTTGTGGGTAATTTCCATCATATTTTTTTCTGGTAAGTCTTTCTTCGTTGATGCTACAAATATGATTGCCATTAATAAAAAGAGTACAACCCGCGTCATGGACGAAGGTTGTACTCTCGGATACAGACTCTAGGTTTGCATCCCAATCATAAGCACCATAGATGCCAATGATGATCATTCTTCAGCGAGCTTCTGGAAATAGGACAATGCGTCATCTTCACTCTCCTGTGGAGTCATCTGCGCTACAGAACGAGTATGACCATCAACCACTTCATTATTACTGGTAATGACTGGTGCGTCTTCCTCTACGGTCTCATAGTCAACCTTAGGTTGAGCTTTGTTACCGAGAACATAATCAAGACGCTTCTTAAGCTCGTCATAAGACTTAAACTGATCGGCAGCAGTGATTTCTGTAAGAGAGTATTCTTTCTTCCAGATTGCTTCCATAGCGTCATCATCATCCAGGAGAGCACCAGGACGAGCGAACTCAGATGAGTCGTAGTTCCAGTAACCAGCAACCTTCTTGATCTTGATCTTGAAGTCTGCTCCTGCCCAGAAATCGAAGGGATTGATAGGCTCTTCGTCTTCAAACTCAGGTTGCATGGCAGACATGACCTTATCAAAGATCTTCTTACCATACTTATAGAGGAAGACTTTACCTTCGTTCTCAGGGTTAGAAGGGTCCTTCACAACATAGATGTTGGAGTAGTAAGAGAGCTTACGCTTCTGCTTACGAGCAATTTCTTTGTCTGAATCAATACCAGTGTTCCAAAGTTCACTGTTGTATTCAGATACAGGATCCTTGGCACCATTAGTGGTCAAGGAATTTTCGATGTACCAACCGCCAGGACCTTGGAAGGCGTGAGAGTACAGTTTTGCCCAAGGCAGGTCTTCACCGTCAGGGGCAGGGAGGAAACGGACTACTGCGTAACCGTTACCAGCTTTGTCTACTTCTGGTTTCCAAAGACGATCGTCTCCAGAACCACCTCCTTTGTTGGTCTTTTCGACTTCCTTGACCAGTTTGGCGGTCAGGGAACCAAGGGAGGATTGCTTTTTAAGAGATGCAAAAGACATAGGATTTGGCTTGTGTAAATTGGATTTGGTCTTTACGGGTCTATTATAGGGCGGACCCACGCCCAATGTCAAGGTTCGATTTGTTCCCTGACTTTAGCAAGGGTTTTCTGCATGTTACCAAACAGAACCGCACAGTCAACATCTTTAGGGAATCCCATAAGAACTGCTGACTGTCTCACGGTATCTTTCATAGCAACTGCTCTAGGATCGTCAGACAGACTCAACCTGGTGTATAGATTTCTCTGCTTTTCCAACAGATAATCTAACTTCTCAAGATGATGTAATTTCTTTTCTTTGTCCAGTTCAGCAAATTCAAATACTTCAGAATAAATTTGCTCCTGAAGCTCATTGATTTCGTCCATTGCTTCTTGGACTAATGGAGAATCGAAAAAGTCTGACATGTTACTCTTGCCTTGGTGTATTTAGTGGAAGTATAGTAGTTACTAAAATAACTCTTCTACCCTTAATTGGACTCTGCATGTAGTGTTTACCACTAAACAAAATTATATCATCTTCTGATGGATCATGGTAATCATATACTCCCGCAGATTTACTTTCGCAAAAAGTTTTTCCACCAGAGTCTGTAAAATACATTATAACATTACCATGTGGATACTGATGATCAATATGAGGTAAACTGTTATATACCTCATCCTCAGCATGAACACAATTTAAAGATATTCTCAAATAAGATGCAAAATCTATTTTATTGAAATCCAAAATTTCATTCAGTACATCAATAACTCCATGCCTCTCACTTTCATCAGAGTGACTAGGTTTTGGATACTTATATTGATTCTCTGGTCTTTCTAGAATAGTTCTTGTATAAAAAGGAAGATTCTTCTGTTTTCCCTCAACACCAACAGTATCAATATAGTTTGGTGTTGCTGAAGGAATATAAGACCACATAATATCAGTACCCAAAGCCCACCGCTTCAGTCTCATATAATTATCAGATTGCGGATTTTTGAGTCTTTTCATAAAGGCAGTTTTGCCCTTGTTGTTTTCTTCATGAAGTTAAGATCGATAGCATCCCGTTTAATCTTTTCCTTGAGAGGTTTTGAGATCAACTTAGATACTGAGTCCACTTCTATACTATTTTCTTCACAGAATAATATAATTGCCTCAATATAGTTCACTTTTTCTTCTATTACAATTCTCTCTATCTCTAGAGAGAATTTAGCAGAATTCATGAATTTTTTGTCTAAGGCTTTAGATAGTTCATTTTCCATTTAGTTGTAAGTGAAATTCCAGAAAGTTACGAATGTAAGATACCAACATATTCATGTATTTCATTTTATCATATTCTTGGTAAACCACACAATCGCCGTTTTCACACGACATAATTATAACAAACTTTTTAACTGGAATTCCTGTCAACTCATAGTACATACAGGCATACGCTGCACACTGAACGAAGTAACCGTCAATCCAGTCTCTTGGTTTTGGTTTCGCTGATGTTTTGAAGTCAATAATAGCTAATTCGCCATCGTATTCAGCAATACAGTCAACAGTTCCCGCAACACCAAGTTCTTTACTGTATAAAGATCCTTCTAGTGTGTGTATGTTATCAATCTTATTTAACTCAGGTTTAGCAATTTTAAATAAGAAATCGGGTAGGGGTTTCACTACAGGAAGTTCTTCATTCTTCAAATAGTGTTCTGTCAGCGTGTGCATGTCAGTGCCACGACTGGTAGCTTTACGAGTAATCTCGTTTGCCTTTTCTTCTCCTACCCTTTTACGCCATTTAGTGAATTTATCTCTGTTAAAGAAACTAATAACAGATGTGATTGAGACCAGTTTTTGATCTGGTGTATCATAATATCGAACTCCGTCAATAGTCTCTCTAGAGAGAGTCGGGAGTTCTTTTTCAAGATGTTTGAACATTTACATACCGAGTGCCAATTTAGTTGTTAGATACTCTTTGCAGAGACCTGACCGAACAATATCCTCAACACCAAATTCAATGGTAGCGAAAGAAGGCATTTGTTGTAGGATTTTCATAAAATCCAAAATACCATTCCTTTCATAGGTTTTTGTTAAGTCAGTTTGAGTCGCATCTCCACAAAAGTGGATTTTGGTGTTTTCACCGACACGAGTGATAATAGAGTCAAGCTCGTGGAAATTTAGATTCTGACACTCATCAACAATAATGATAGCATCATCAAGTGTTGTACCGCGAATGAAACTTGTAGACCAGAATGAAATAGTCTCTTGCTGCTTCAGATTGCCATAGAGCATTTCAAAGTCTGCATCAGAAGGCATTTCAAACATATATTTTACCATATTCTTGTAAGGAATTTGATAAAGTGCTGATTTGTCTTCGTGATCACCAGGTAAGAATCCAATCTCTCTAGTAGAAACAAGAGATCTTACAATATAGATTTTACTATATGGTGAGTTTTCGTCAAGTACATCTCTAAGAGCATTGTAAAGCACGATAAAAGTTTTACCTGTGCCAGCAGCACCATATGCAAAAATGTTTTTATCGTTTTTATAATCCGAGAAGAGAGTTTCTTGATTTTCCGTCAGTGGAGTGATATCCACTAAAAAGTCATTGTTAATCGGTTTCTTCCTTCTCATTTGCTTAGCAGTGAGTCCGACGCCGATTGGATTGTCAGTTTTTCTCTTCCTTGGCATAAGTTTTAGTCGAGGGTTAGTTTTTGACGGTTTCTACCAGTTTTTTGTGCTCTTCTGAGCACTTCATTCCACCCTGGTTTGGATTTACGCAGCTTATCCTTCCACTCACCTACTTCACCCACGCCTGGGGTGTTTTCTGGAGTGTAGTATCTCTCCCAATCGGGATTGTCCGCTTTCCACTGATCCCATGCATGAACACTCATGACGACATCTTTAGTCTC